GGTAATATGTCAAGCCACGTATTGATAAAAATTGGAAGTGAATATTTCCTACGAACACTATCGTCTTTAATTGCTGTAATGTGGCTTTTTATATTTTCATTTTTTTTCAAGCGACATATAACAAAGCCTATATTTGTTGGAAATATACCATTAATGCTGTTAGTCGCTTTCTCTTAGAAAGGAGGTTCTAAAAAATCAAAAACATTTTTTATAACCTTTTTGTGAAGTGTTGTTAATATAGTTAGATGAAATTCAAGACTTACGAATACGAAGTTATTTATCACACTTCACATATATAATTATATTATATCATTCATTAAAAGTCAATATTACTTTTAATTTTTTTTGCATAATCTTTTAATATTTCATTTAAATAACTTGTCATATCAAAATTATTTTCTAATAATTTCAATAATTGTAAATTATAACCACTTAAATAATAATTTCCATATTCATCAAATTCTGGTATAGTTTTATTTCTATCATTTAAATTCCACCATATTATTTTAGTATCTGCACCACTACGTCTTATAAGTTGCATTGTTTCTTTTTTTGACGTGTTGCTTCCATAATCAAATTCCATATCACTTATAACAACAAAATATTTTGGGAATTTATTTAATTTTTTTACTAATTGCATTACTTTACCAAAATCTGTATTGCTACAATCTCCTGTATACATACTTTCATATTGTTCTTTTATTGTATTGCCATTTATTGTCATAAGACGTGGGTTGCTACTAAATGATATTAATTGATTTTTGGCATACGTACTATGTGTTGAAATACCATGTGCTATTGCCATCGCTTTATTTAATAAACTATTTGCATTATACAAATTTCCCATACTTCCTGATGTATCTAATATTACAATAGCATTTAAACTAACGCCTATTGTTGCATTGTCAATAATTTTAGTTGCAAGAATATTTTTGTTTTCCTCATAATCTTGTGTTGTCCAATCTCCAAACGTTACTTTTCTTGCATCAAATACATTTGTTGTGGCTACATGAATTTTTTTCTTATTTTCTTTTACTTCTTGCATATATTCATTAAATCTATCTTTTAAATCTTCACGTGTTGAAAATGTATGTAAATATTTTTTCATAGCAAGACTTGGTACTTGTTCAAAATTAATTTTATCTACTAATGGGTGTTCATAAACATAACTATGAAATAAATCACTTAAAGGTGAAATATCTGCTACTTTTTCTACATAACTTAATTTGTATTCTGTTGTACTTTTTGTTTTTATTAATTTACGATATTCTTTTTCATTTAAATGCCAAATACTACATAATGCTTTTGCTATTTTTTTGTCTTTACTAGTTAATCTAGGCAACCATTTTTTTGCTAATTCATTGTCATTTAAATAAATTATATCATGTAAATATTGCAAATCCTTATCACGTGCAATATGCCATAAATCATCATATCTTCCTGCTTCTACAACGTCATAAGGACTTACGTTTGCTTGTTTCATCAATACACGTCCCAAATCTCTACGTCCTAATCCAAATCTAGGGTCTCTTACATACATAGCAAATAATTTTTCTTTATTACTTGTTCCTATTTTTACTTTATCTAAATTTTTTTCAAAATATTGTGTTAAAAAGAAAATATCTGCTAAATTATTTCCTGTTGTTGTATATGCTATATCTCCATTTTCAGTTTTCTTAACATTCATCATTTTTTCTATCTTGTTCATTTTTTACCTCATTTTTATTTTTTCTTGCTTTATCACTAAGCCAATTAAATTTTACACCTTCACTTTTTAATCTTTCTGCTTTTCTCTTTCTTACTTTATAAACACTTTGATAAAATTTATCTTTGTTATTTTCTCGCCATTTTTTTTGACTTTCTAACATCTTTTCTCTATGTTTTCTATAATATTCTTTGTAATATAATTTTTTCTCCATTTTATACCTCACTTGTAATTCTTTTTAAAAATTGATAGAAAATCTAAATCTTTATATTTTTTTTCAAAATATTCTTGTCCAATTCTTTTCCATTTCATATCTAATTCTTTATTAAAGTGTATTCCTTTGCACTCATATTGATTATGATGTTCTTTTTGACATAAAGGAATTACTAATCCATATTTAATACTATTTTGTCTATTTCTTCCAAAAAATATCTCATGAAGATTAATAATACCTTTATTCTTACATTCAATACATGATGTTAAATCATCTGTTAATATGCTAAATCTTTTCATTAAAAAGGTAATTGATAATTATTATTATTCTCAAATTCTTCTTTTAATTCTACATAATTATCTTTATCTTCAATTTTTTCAAAATCAATAATCATTACATAAGGAATTGTCATTTTTTCATTTAAATAAAAACTTATAAACGCTTTTTTTATTTTAATTTTAGTTTTGTTTTCAACATCAATGCCTTTTCTAAATTTACATAGTAAATAACCATTATACCATTGATTATTTCTATCTTTTTTACTCATTCCTATTGCGTATCTATCTTGATTTTTAAATATCATTACTTCTTCATTTTCTTTTATGTTCATTATAATACCTCTATTTTTTTCTAATTGTCTTTGCTTAACGTAATTTTAACGTACCCTTTTTTTCCTTTTTTTAACACTTTTCTTGTCATTCTATATTCTGCTAATTTGTTAATATATCGTTCATGTAATTCTGCATTTTCTTTTATAAATTTTTCATCATCATAGTATTCTTCTTCTATCTCTTTGTCTGGTGTATCTTCAACTAATGTTATTTTAGTTCCATTTGGCGTGTCCCAATGTTTTAATCCATTTTCTTCCATCGCTGTTTTTAATTTTAATTTAAATTCTTCATATTTCTTTTTTAATTCATCATAACTTTGTAATTGTTTTTCTAACCTTATTACTTCTTTTGATAAACTAACAACGCTATTATCTATTAAATCTTCCTCTGTTAAAAATGGATTTTCTTTTAATTTACTTAAATCAATTTTAAATTGTTCTACTTGTTCCATTATCTCTTTACATAAATCTTTATAATCATCTATGTTAATAATAAATGTTTGCAATCTTGTAAAATCAAAATTTTCATCAAAATCTTTTGGACGTTCGTAAACTGCTAAAATACCTTCGTTTATATTTGAATGTATCATATAAAATAATAATTGTACTAGATATACTTTATAATTATTAACATCATCATAAATCTCACTCGTTGTTTTTATCTCTAATATTTTTTTGTTTTCTTTATCAATCCCATCAAAATGACAACGTATATCGTCTTTTTCAAGTTTATCTTCAATAAAATTAAATTTGTATGTGCAATTAATAAATTGTCTTATTTTATCTTCCATTACGTTTCCATATTCAGTAAATTCGTTACCTTCAAAATCATTTTCTGCAAGTTGTGCTTTTTCAAGTAATAATTGATAACGTGTTTTAAAATGACTTATTCCCATTATTATTGGGACATCACTTCCACCAATGTATTTTTCACGATTTTCACTTACACTTTTCTGCATTTACATACCTCCATTGATAACCTCTTGCACTTTTTCTCTTGCCTTTACAAACACTGACAATATTTGAATTACTAATTCCTAATTCCTTTTCAATTTGTAAAATACTTCCCCATATCTTAATAATTTTGTTATTTTTTATTTGCAATATTTTTTTTCTTGTGTTTATTAAACTATTATCAAAAGCATGATTTATATTATACTCACTAGAACACCATTCTAAATTTTCTACATTATTATTTTGCTTATTTCCATCTTTGTGATTAACTTGTGGTAAATTGTTAGGATTAGGTATAAACATTTCGGCAACAAGTCTATGTATTAACACATTACAATATTTGTTTTCTTTCCATAAAATAGTGGACGCATATCCATTCTTTTTTATACTATTTTTCTTTATTTTTTCATTTAATTTTTGCATTTTAGAATGATTTTTTACATATCTTTCTAATGCTTTTACCCTACCTAAATTGCTAACTTGATACAATCCTTCATATTCGGGTATATCTTTCCACAACTCATCTTGCATTACTTATCTCCATTTATAGTTAAATCAAAATAAACTTTTTCAAATATGCTATTATCTGTTTGTGAATTCAATTTATATGTTTGTGCAATTTCATTTATGTTTATATTGTGCTCGTTGCAATATTTAATTACAAGTTCACGATAATTTTCTTCTTTTTTTTCTGTTTTCTTTTCTTCTATTTTTGCTTTACCTTCAACTAAAGGGTCTTTCTTATCGCCTACTTTTGCGTCAAACATATCACTTTCTACTATTTCTAACGCATTTAAATATAAATATCTTTTCATATAAGTATGAATACCACCTAAACATTGAATTGGTGTACTTCCTTTTATTTCTGCTTGTGCTATTGGACTTTCAAAAGTTATCGTGTCTGTTACGTTATCGACATTAATAATCACTAATGTTGCTATATCTCCTTTAATGTTAAACATACTAAATAACCCAACTTTATCAAATATGTCATTAACACTTGGCATAAAATCTGCTAATTCATAATAATTAAATCCTGCAAATTTATTTTTACCACTTTTTTTATTATTTTTTTCTTGCAACATAACTCTTGCGTGTTGCAATTTTTCGTAAACGTTTTGCTTTTTTACATCAATTATTTCTATCATTTTATCTTCTTTTTTCATATTTTTCTCCTTGCAAATTATATTATATCATTGACGATATAATTAATCAATATTGTTTACATCATTTATTTGTTATTTTTATTTAATAAACTAAAATCAGTAAAAATGCTTGTTTGTCCATTCGCAAGTATTCCATTTAATCTATTAACTGCTATTTTGTGGTATTCTTTATCTATTTCCATTCCTATAAATCTTCTTCCTGTTTCTTTACACGCAACACAAGTTGTTCCACTTCCACAAAAGCAATCTAATACTATGTCATTTGGTTGTGTACTATGTAATATATGCCTTTTTACTAATTCTAATGGTTTTATTGTTGGATGTTTATATTTGTCTTTGTCTGATTTGTTAATTGGCGATATATACCATTTACTTTTCAATTCATATCCATCATTTAAAATAACATTTTTTTCTCTAAAATATAAGCAATATTCAATGTCTGGTAACCATATATTGTTAGTTGTTGGACTTGGATTGCTTTTATTCCATGTTAATAT